TCCCAATCCCATTCACCGAAGTTACTGTTATCCTTTATAACGAATTCCCTCTTTTGCTCATCGCTGAACTCAGAGGCTTTTAATATATGCACTTCCTTTAGTCCTGCCTCTAAACAAGCTCGGAGGCGCATATTGCCTCCAAGTACTACCATATCGTCGTCGACCACAATAGGCCGCACCTTTAACATCTCGGGAAATTTCTCAATGCTTTTAACAAGCTTCTTAAACTTGTCGCCCTTAATTACCCTCGGATTATCAGGTGATAAATGCACCTGATCAATAGGTATTAGTTCTGTTTTCATTATAAAGTCTCTTCTATAAAATAACTATCTAAGTCGATCCCGTCTACAAAGAACTTTTTATAGAGGTCGATACCGTTTTGTGTTCGCTTCTTACCACTATCGTAAAATTCCTCGCTACAATGGTACACCCCTATATCGAGACTCCCTTTGTCGATAGCGACAAAGTGGAAGTTTTCAGGAGGCACGCCAAATAGGTTACAGTAAATATAACATTGTATGTCGTAGCCATATTTATAGGCAGAATACTTGAAGGCATTCAGGTCGCTCGTAGTCTTTAAATCGATTATGTGATTTCCTTGTAAGATGTCTGCTTTTGCTCTAAATGGCATTCCGTTTAACTCATCGACTCGAGGGATCTCAAAGTCGGCACCTTTCAAGTACGATAACACTTTCTCGTTTCTTAACATAGCATCCTGAAGCCTCCTAATATCTTTTTCCTCTTTGGAGGTTATTACCTCCCCTCCTTCTGCGACGGCTTCCTTAAAAGCCTTCGTAGCTCTGCTCTGTACATCCACAACCCGAACCTCGTCCATCTTATGAGGTTCTAATACGGCAAGATGAAACAGCTTACCAATTAATAAGGCTTTCGAGTTATTATCTCCCCCATACGTTGTAACGTAGTGGTAGGTTTTAGGGGATTGTAATAGCATCTTAATAGAACTTGAGGAAAGCGCAGCCTTCCCCAAGTACCCGTAATACTGTTCGTCGTCCTTTGCGATCTGCTCAAGGTGTCCCACCTCCTGAACAGTACCGTCTAACATTACGATTTCTTTGTTACTATAAAACATCGTAAGCCTCCTCGCAGTTAAACCAATCCTGAAATAAAGTCTTTAGGGCTACTTGCTCCATCGGGGAAGTTACCTCGAACTCATCACGGGTAAACCACCCCTTAAAGACAAAGAAAAAGCGTGCATTATTCCCACGGCCTCGCATTACGATTTGCTCCTCGGGGCCTCCCCAAGATAGTAACCAAGTCCATTCGTCGTCCTCTTCGTTATAGTCTAGAGATAGACCGTACTCGTTTAATCCCTGCTCGTCTTGGGTGATCATCATTAACTCGATGTCCTCCATACGAGAAATAAAGTGCTGTCTAGCTGACATTTCCTTTTGCATAATAGTTGGTTGTTTAATTATGTAGCAAGTATAATAAAAATTAGGATACTAACAAAAATATTAACATTTATTCCGAAATTTTATTTGCAAGGTATATAGGAAGGAAGCCCACCGTTTTTACGATCTTTCTCCTATCACTAAAATGCGAGGTAGTCGGTAGCCCTCCTTTATCTTCCCATTCAGGCGTGGGGATCTTTTTTAAATTGAATACATAGATACCCTCGGGGGTGCTGTTAATATACATAGGCGTAGTTCCGAACTTCTCGCTACGCTTCATTAGGGCATCGTACTTGTGTTTTTCAATTAACAGCTCGTCGTAATGCTTATTACGACATTTTAGCTCTATATCCATTTTGTATTTAAGAGAATAGCAGTCGAACCGTGAGAATTGGTCGTCGCTTTCCTTCAAATCAGTAACGTAAGTCGCTCTTAATATGTTAAATAGGTCAAGCTCCCTCATAGGTATCGTAAACGCCCCTGAGATCCTCCACGAAACGTTTCCATTCCTTAGGTGAACATCCACACGGTACAGCGTACTTATGACTAAATACTCGTGCGTGGATTCTCGCTAGCGGTTCTGTATATTCCTCTTCAATCTTACGCCCGTCAAACTGAGCGAAAAACTGCTTTAGGGTTTCATATTCTCCTGCCTCTAGGCATTCCATACTTTTTTTACGGGGGAAGAGTTTATTTAGTTTCTCCTTGCGGGCATCACACCCGCAATCGATTCCCGTTGCCTCACTAAACCAATCGACGGCCTTTTTAATTCCCGTTGCCTTAGTGATTTTTTCGATATCGTCTCCTAGACCCTTACTCGCCTTTTTTGTACGCTTGGTACTTTTCCGAGTGCTTTTCTTTGATTTTCCTTCGGACATTCTTAATAGTGTTAAATATTGAGCTTGTGCTTATCTTACTGCCTTCGCTAAGTTCCCGTATCGTTTCCCCATCCCCGTAGTAGATCTCAAATATTTTTTGATCGTACCAATGCATTCCGTCGATGGTTTCTGCCATCTCCTCGAGCAGCTCTTCGAGCGTTTCCTTGCAGTTATCAGGCTCTTCGATGTCATAAGGTAAACCCTCCTGAATAGTTAAGAAGGTTTGCCTTGTTCTTAGTTGGTCGTAGTATAGATTTCTCAAAGTAACGTAAACAAAGAAAGTGTTTACGTCATCGTCTCCGTATTTGATCTTCTCGTAAGTGGTCTTTTCATAGAGTTTTACGTACATATCCTGCACGAGCTCCCTAGCCCACTCCTGATTAAGTCCAAACGATTGCGCCATACGCAACCAATCGGCATCTCGTTCCGCTAATTTATTAAGCAGTTTCATTCCACGTTACGGTTCGTCTTGTGGAATATACGCTAAATTTCTATTCGCTCTATTAAATCTTCAATTTTTTTATTAAGAGCCTTGTTTTCTTTGCGTAATTGTTGTATATCAATCTTTAGCTGACCGTTCTTTATTTGGGCTTCAAGTATTCGAGTTTCGATCTTCTCGATTGAGGTCATACAGAAGCTTATAGCAGTATACAACTGCTCGAGCTGTTGTAGTACTATAATATCGTCCTTGTTGTGTTCTATCATCGCACCAATTAGAAGCAGTTGCTCCCGTAGTGCCATAGTAGCAAAACCATTCATTACGCATCGTAGGTTTCCACATTATCGACCAAGTAGTCGCCCTTTATTACCTCATACTCATAATCGCCACAATGTATAATATCGTGGATAATCTCCTCGATGGTCATTCCATCGAAGAGGGTTGCGGTAACGTTTCCTTTAAATTTTAGAGTGCATTCTACGTGAACTTCTCCCGTTTGTGTTTCTTGTATCATAGTTGGTTATTTTGCTCAATATTAAAAAAAATAAATGCGACTTAATAAATGTCAACGAATTTTTTTAATACCTCTACCTCATCCCTTGTTAGTTGGTTTCTCATTCTTACCTGAATAAGAACGTCGAGCAGCATTTTGTAATTGTTCTTATTTATTAGCATTAAAGCGCTCCCTACCTCATTCATTATTTCGCCCAAATGTGAACCACTCAATAAAGAAACGGTCTCGGTTCTGCTCAATCATAAATAAATGCCAACTCCATTTACCACTAGCCACACGAAAAAGGGTTGCATTCCACCACCCCTTATCGATATGCTGACACCCTAGCAGCTCAATATCGAAATATTTATGTTTCATCCTTTTTAACTTTTTTAATTGCTTCTGTTTTGATTATTCGCTCGGCAATCTTGTTGCCGATGCGATCCATAGCCCTACGTTGTCTGCGGTTAGGCTTGTGCTTATTAGTCATTTTCTATTCCGTTTTCGTCCTTATCCCTATTGCATAGGGCTATAATGTCTTTCATCTCTTCTTATTACTTGAATTAACCACATCTATATGCCGTTGTAGCTTCTTAACTATATCGGCCATTTCTTTTTTATCGAATAGGTGCGTATATAACCTACGCAGTTGCTCTGTGTCTATGTCTATAAAATGCCTCATTACTCGTCGTCGTATCTCTTTGACTTCTTTTTAAGTTCTCTTACCTCTTTGTATTCATTCAGGAGGCCAAATACAATAATTGCTAATAGGGTAGCGAGAAATATATACATAGTTACAATAGGTTTTTGAGCCTTAAGCATTCCGTGTTTAGCTGATTCATTCTTTTAGTAGTTTCTTTCAAGGTACGAGAAAGCGTTTTATTGCTGTGCCTAAGCGTTTCTAACTCCGAGACGTACTTAGTCTCCAACCTCTTTAACTTATTCTCGTAGATGTCCGTATAACGAGCTACCATATCTTTATCGGTACTCTTTATCGACTGCTCCTTTAGTAAGCTTTGTAATATATCCTCGTGCTGTGCTGTCTTATTAGATAGTAGTTCGCTAAAGTACGTGTACGCTTGTGCGTAAGTAGGCTCTTGTAATAAGTTCCAATTATGATTTTTGCGAGCGTGTATCACGGTAGCGTGATCCCTATCGATAAGCCTACCGATTACCTTCATTGATAAATTGGTATTATCTAGGCAGGCCACGGAAAAGGCGTGGCGATAAATTACGTTATGCCTTTCTCGGTTTGGCTTTACGTCAAACTCTTTTACGGCTCTTTCCCAAATTTTCTTAATTGCTATTTGATATTCTATAATAATCATAATAATCGGTAATGTATTTTTTTAAGCCATTCTTTCTTATCAGGTACATCGCCATATTTAACGTGGCACGACCTACAAACGGCCATTAGGTTTTCAATAGTGTCGGCATTTTTTGCGCCCCCCATACCTCGTGCCTCGATATGGTGTATGTCCACCGCTTTAGCTCCGCACACCTCACACGGTATAAAATCCTCTATACCATAATCGAAGTGCTGCATATATATTTTAGTGTGCTTTTTCATTTCTCCCTTTTAGAAGATACCCACAAAGCATAGAAAACAGCAAGGCCGTAAGCGATTAAAGTAATTACCCATTTAAGCTCTATCATTTCTCTTTGGTGTTAAAGGTTTTAATATTCCATTTAGTATGCGTATCCCTGAACATTAGCTCGAGATCATTAGCAGAGCCTTCTCGGGGCTTCCTACCGCCATAATATATCTCGCCCCTTAGTTCCTTTAGGGTGCAGTATTTAATGCCGTCAGCATACGCCCAAATAAACACAACGTTTTCGATTCTTGCTTGCCTCGCAAACTCCTGCACATCGACTAACTTTCTAACCCCCACTAACGGGCGGTGTTTATCCGATACCGAGCTTACCTTTCTTACTCCTTTTACCTCTACAACAGCTAAAGCCTTGCCTCCGTCATATATCGTGTAATCGGCTTTGGCTAACGAACCCTGATCTACAATACGCAGGGATCTTTCCCCTACGAGTAACTCAACAGCACGTCGTTGGTAGTCTCTATCGCTCTTAGTTTCAAATTGTCGGCTCATATTGTTAGCTGTTCATCCTTTCCTCGTAGCTCCTTAACCAAGTCAACCCCGCCAATAGTAAACCCTACGTTTCCTATCAGGCTACGCAATACGATAGGCTCATCCATAGGCGTAGGCCTTCCTCCCGTCTCCATCTCCTTCACCTTCCTAACGTGTAGGTGCGAGTACATCCAATCCGTAGGGTGC